GGAATTCGGTGAAAAGCACGAACACCTTCAGGCCCGTGTTCTTCATCACCAAGACCACGTCAGGATGGAGAAACATGCCGCTCACGGCAAACACCGCGTCGAGCCCTTTAAAGGTCTTGATCCACCACGCGACCCACAACGCATCGCGGCCGGCTTGCAAGAACACCTCAGCGACATTCGGCTTGCCGACGGTCGGATTCGCTTTCTTGTGTTGCCGCCAGTTGTAGTACAGCCAACTCTGCGAGCGCGCGATCCGCGTATCGAGGGCGTAGTCGACAATCTCAACCCCGTGATGAATCAACCCATCACGCAGTCCGGCCGCGACGTCCGCTGTCGCCCATGACGCACCAGGGCCGATGTAGAGCAACTTCATGGCTTGCGCGCTTCGCAGAGATAGCCGGTCGTCGTCTTCGTCATGCTGGCAAATCCGAAGCATTCAAAGCGCCGCAGGAAGTCGTAGGCACACTGGCCTTCTGGCGTCAGTTCGCACGGCGTAATCGCCACATCTCGAAAGGCGCCGAGTAAGAGTTCCCACCCTTGCTCAGTAAAGCGCCAATAGTCCTTGTAGTCTTCGGTTCGATGATCGGGCCAGAGAAACGGCGACGTCACGAGCAACAGCCCGCCCGGCTTCAAGACCCGGAAGACTTCGCACATCGCCGCCCGCGGATCCACGCAATGCTCGAGCACTTCCGTCAGCACGACGCCATCGAAAGCATTCGACGGAAATGGAAGGGCCAGTAAGTCGCCCTTCTGATCTTCACCCGTCGACGTGTCCGGTTCCCCGAAGGTGATATAGCCGTCGCCCAGATAGCGCCGCGGGTTGTAGACGCCAACGTCGAGAATGTCGCGCCCGAGCGCCTCTCGGTGCGACCACACCCAATGCTCGATCTGACATCTGTGGTAGTCAGGCGCCGGGAATTCGTGCAGGCCAGGCGTGTTCTGCATCCAGTGCAGCAGAAAGGCGTAGCCTTCGGACTGGCTAAGACCGTAGAGCAACACGTCACGGCTCATGACGCCGCCGACAACTCAAACATCGCGCCCAGATGCTGCCAGCGGGCGTTCGCCTCATCCACTTCCGTGTAGCGCACGCGCTCCGTTCGACTCATCACGGCCGGCGTATACCCCGCCGCGGTTACCGTGGCCCGGTCCAGCACGGCATCAATCCTCGCCGCCGCGGATTTGGCATTGACCACGCTCGTGGACTTCTCGACAAACTTCACGAGGTACGTCGGATTCTCAAAGGCCCGCGCCCCAAACATCTGGTCATCCAGCCCGCCGAGTAGCGAGACGATGACAAACTTGGTGGCATTCTGCGGGGCAATGTCCCAGGCCACTCCATCAGTCGCCAGAGCCATCAACGGCGCATCCCCGAGGAGCTTCGCCACGATGGCATCATCGAGATTGGAAGACGTCGGCATTAGCCCTGCGTGTCTTTCGGATACACGATCCGCAGTGTCACGCCGCGGACTTCTGGTGGCGTCCGAGACATGAGCCCTTGATACTGCTCCTCAGAGAGCCAGCCTTCTTTGAGCAGCGTGATAAGTGCTTGACTGATCGCGTGTGTATCCATAGTCACGTCCCTAGACACTGCCTGTCACTTCAAATCCAGCCTTGCGCACCAACTCGACTAACTTCTTGTTTAACTTCGCGCGTTCCCGAATCGCAATCCCAACCAGGCCGCGGTTGTATTGATCCTTCAAATGGCCGCGATTCCAGCCTTTGCTGGTCGTTCTGTTTTGAGTACCAAATTCCCAGAGATGCGCATGCGGGGCCGTGCTCTTCACTTCACCACTCACGCCAAACTGACTTGGTGTCGTCGACCACTTGACACCCCGACGTAAAGCACCCGGCACGTGTGCCGCCTGTCCCGGTGTTGCCGGTTGAGCGGGTCCTAATGGCGGATAGGACTGGATCAAACTTGCCGCTGTGACTTCGACCGTGTTGTCCACGAGATCCACCGCTTCGGCGGCTAGATGCGCTGGCAACTGCCGCAGCGCCGCATACAGTTCATCCAGGCCGGTCCATTCGATGCGATTGCTGCTCATGCCTTGCGCTCTTTCGCTTCAGCCGCCAGATTGAGAAACACCGTGGCCCATTTCTCGTAATCTTCCTCATCAAGAAACGTCTCGTACTGCAACGTCACCGCGCCTGACGCCGGCAACTTCAATTCCACGTACAGGCAATTCTTCGGAACCAGGCCGGACTCGGCTAAGAGCTTGTGGACGGACGCCGGGAGTCTGACGGCCATTTAACTCACCACCTCGGTCACGGCCAACACGAGGTCGACGTTGAGTTCATCCGGATTCTGCTTGCCATCTACGGTAAACACGCGCGTCCCGAACGTGATCCTCGTCTCCGTCGTCAGTTGCGGGTGATAATCCATCGTCAGAATGTGAGAGGCCGTTGACTCCACGGTATTGGCGACGACGCGCTCGAGGTCACGCGCCGTCGCCGGCTTGATCTCGGCCATGCGTGTCGGTGGTGACAACGGCGCCCACGTCTCGATATAGCCGCCGCCCCCATCCGGGATCGGATCCCCTGGATTCTCTAAGGTCACGAGATGCCGTCGTTGTCCACGCGTGGCGGTCATGCCAACACCGGCCCGCGCGTCGGCGTCAAGATCCGCTCCACCGCTTGCCACGTGTCGGCACTCGCCGCCATCGCATCGCCGCGTTGCACATAGAGATACGCCAGCACGAAACAGGTGGCCGCCTTCACGTTGCCGGGGACGACGACACTTCCATCCGACCAGCCCGCAATAACCCCCGTGTCGATATGTTTCAACACGACGTCACTGGCCTGCAGCGTCTTCGCGGCAATGTCGGCGTTATGGTCATCGCCCGTGACATTGAGGTGATCCTTCGCTTCGGCGAGTGTCAACAACGCCGCCATCTAGGACACCTTCACGATCGGCATCGGCGGCGCCAGATCGCGACCGTCTTTGCCATCCCGCCCGCGCTTCACGAGAATTGCCCACTCTTTGACGCCTAGCTCCGGCTTCGCCGTCGTCGGCGTATTGCAGTGCCAACTCTGGCCCGCATAGAAGACGACGTGCCCGATGCCGTAACTCTTGCCTTCCTGATACGGCCCTTCGAAGGACAGGCCCGCGAGTCCGTCCTTGCCGTTCAGACCTGGTGCCCCGTCCTTGCCGTCGAGGCCGTCTTTGCCATTCAGACCCTTGTCGCCCTGCACTCCAGGCAGACCGTCGCGCCCGTCGCGTCCAGGAGCGCCCTGCGGCCCCTCTGGGCCACGTTCGCCGGCCGGGCCAGGCATCCCTACGGCTGGCGCGGTCGCCTTCGTTTCCAGGCCCACCAGCCGGTCGCGGAGCTCCGGCAGCGCCTTGAGGTCTTCGAGCTTGGCGTCGAACACGGCCAGTTTGGGCGTGATGTCCGCCAGCGCCTTCGTGACGCATTCCCGAATGACGGGGGCAATCGCCCGAATCACGACGGCGAGTTCAGCTTCGGTCAAGCCACCAACTCCAATTCCTTCGTGAGCAGATCGGCCGCCCGCGCGGCCATGTCCATCTCGCTCATGTCATTAGCAGGCTTGCCCTCAACAGGTGCCGGCCCCTGCCCCGGCGTATTCGTCGGAACTGGGATCGTGCGATCCGCGAGATCCTTCAAGGGCCACATCTGCTGTTGCGCATACACCTCGTCGCCACCGTCAACCGGCCCGAGCGCGAAATACTTCCACCGGGCTTCGTCTGGCGTCATGCCGCCTGACATCGCGGTCTTGGCCGAGTTCACGCGCGTCACCGCATCCATCCAAATCAGATCGTCCACGTCGAATTCCGTGCCGTATTGCTTGCCCTCGATCCGCTCGTCCAGCCCCAGCCCGTGATCCAGCGACGTCTCAAAGTTCGTCGCCAAGCTTTGAATACACTGGCTGTGATACTTGAGCAGCAGCGGTTCGAAGTTCGCGTAGGGTGGCGGATCGCCAATGTCGACGAGATACGGCGGCACCCCGAACGCACTACAGACTTGCTGCGCCGTCATCTTCAACTGGTCAATCAGCTGCGCATCGTGCGCCGACATGCCCAGCGGTTGATACTTCAACTCCCCAGCCAGGACCGCGATATCACCCGCCGATCGGGCTTTCCAAGCCGCTTGATAGGCGTCGACTTGTGCCTGTGTCACCCCAGCCGGCGCCGTCAGAATGCCTTCCGGCGCACTGCGATTTTCAAAGAACTCGGTCGATCCGGATTGAATCGCCAACCCTTCTCGAGCCGCTTGGCCGCAGGCATAAATCGGCGACATGCCGATCAGCGGGTGATACGGTGCGATATAGGTGTCGTGAATGATGTCAGAGGCCGGCACAACGACATCGTCCCTCTGAATTTCCGACAGGTCGTCACGCTTCAAGCGGTAATAGACGCTGCCATCCGGGGCCACGAGTGGCGTCACGCGCGTCGGATCGAGCACAAACATCGCCGTCACGACGTCGCGCCCATCGCGCGCGAGCAAGACATAGGCATTGCCGTGCAAGAGCTTCGACCCAATCCACTGCTCGATAAACTTATTGATCGTTTGATAGCGATTCGGCTTCCGCAGGACCGGCGAAAAGGCGGGTGACTCGATCGGCGTCCACACCCCGTCATCATCCTGCTCGACGAGGTTGAGGCACATCTTGCCCATATCCGTCGTGATCAGCCGGTAACACGCCCACACCGCGAAAAAGGACAGCGCCGTGCTCGCTTGGATCTCGACGTTCCGCTGCCAGGCTCCGGTAAACGGCTCGCGCACGAGCGGCCACCAGCCCCAGCCACTATTGGAAATGGGCGTGAGTTGCAGCGCCTTCGTCTTGAATTCAAACTGGCGCCCGAAGAGCGTCAGACCAATCTGCATCAGACGGCTTGCGGTTCGTCCGGCGGCTTGGGCGGTTCCTCGCTGACCATCCCTTGCGCTTTCAGGTTCTCCAGCGCGTCTTCGGGCACTTCGTAACTGTCGCCCGGCTGATGCGCTTCACCGTCGCGGGTGTGATACGTCAGCACGTAGACCAACTTCTTCGGGACTTCGGCTTTCGGTTCCTGCGTTTCGTCAGGCATGGGTATCGCTCCCTGTTCGGTGTTGACTTTTTTCGTCGGTGGTTTTTTCTTAGACGGTGCCATAAATCAACTGAATAC